AGCCTCCAAAGAGCTAAGTTCGCGTCATTAGCTAATAGTATAGTCACGGGTGATAAAGATTTAGAAAAGTTAGACCCAGTTTCCGACAGAATGGCTAAAGATTTTGTTATTTTACACAAAGACCTACAACGAAAAATATATGTAACAACAAGACCAGACGGTCAACGAGGTGGAGGGGCGAAAGCTGACCCAAATGAATTGATGACCGCGGCGTTGTGTACAATGTCTTCCGTACCGACAGTAGAAACAATAGAAGATTTAGATAAACTAATCGAGAAGGTTAAAGAGGTTATTAAGACAGGTAAAGTTATAGGATACACATCACTCGAAGAAGAATCCCTAGAGGCGAATTATGATAACCTATTAAAAGGAATATCAGCCGCCGAAGTTATAATGAAGAAGGGATGGAACTCAGCTAACAAAGTTTATTTAACTGGTAAGGCTTGGAGTGATGATGTAAAACAATTTCAAATGACTAAGTATGGTATGAAAGACTTCAACGCTTCTGATTTTATTATCAAGAAGGGTGATAAGTTTCTTGGTGTATCATTAAAGAAAAAGAGATCAACAAATACAAATGATCCAACATTAATTAATAAAGGATTTACAACACTATTACAAGGTAAACAATTCAATGAAGTTAGAGATGAATTGGATGATGCATCTTATATGTTTTACAGTGGTGTTATCAAGACGGCTCAAAGATTCCAAGAACTCAAACCAAAGATCGCTATGACAGATGGTGTTCCATGGATAAGTAAGACCTTAAACGATAAACTAGGTAAGAAAGCTAAGAACCTCACCAATAAAAACTGGAAGAAGTTTGTGAACGGATTACCCAATGAGTTAATCAATTATCAGTTAAAGAAAAACAAATCTATATTTAAACCTATGTCGAAGGTCATTGAAGATAACGCGGATTTATTTGCTGATACCCTACTCAAATTAATTCTAAAAACAGAATTGAAAGAATTACAGAAAGTCAATTTTGATTTCGCATTAGTAACTGGTATTGGTAGAATGTTAAAGGGTGGTTTAGTTATTGATAAAGGTGATTACACTGATGTAGATACTATGGTTACTAAGTTGGATGAACTTTTTGAGAGTGGTAAACCTATGATGAAGTTAGACCCTAAAAAGACACAAGCGTTCGATAAGGGGTCTACAGCGGCGATGTTACACATGATTCTATCAGTAGGTAGTAATCCTATATGTGACATCACATTAAGATACAAAGGTTCATTTTCATCAGCTCCAACTTTTCTAGCTACATTCTCCAAAGAATTTAAGGACTCAATAAAATAATGGAATTTCTAACAGAAGCAGCTGGTAAGAATTTACACTTAGAACATTTAGAAGATGAGATACTCAACTTTGGTGTCGCTGGTGGTCGTGGGGCTATAGAGTTCCTTCAATCATTAAGGGATATGTTTAAAGGTGGACAAGGTTCTACATTAAATGTAACAGTCAAGTGGGATGGAGCTCCAGCTTTATTCTGTGGGCCACATCCAGAGACAGGTAAATTCTTTGTAGCTAAGAAATCGTTATTTAACAAAACACCTAAGTTCTATCATACTAATGATGAAATAGATGTAGACCTTACTGGAGAATTAGCGAAGAAGTTTAAGGTAGCATTAGCTGAGTTCCCTAAACTTGGAATGACAGAGATACTACAAGGTGATTTAATGTTTACGGACGATACATCAACAATGGATATCGATGGTACTAAACACATTACATTTCAACCAAACACAATTTTATACGCTGTTGAATCGGATTCACAAATTGGTAGAGAAATACAGAACGCTAAGATAGGTATTGTTTGGCATACCACATACAAGGGTAATTCAATAGATACATTATCAGCTTCATTCGGAGCTAAGATACCCGGCAAGTCATCTAGAGTGTGGCAGGACGATGCTACATACAGGGATGTATCAGGTAAAGCTAATTTCACAGCTTCTGAGACAGTAAAGGTAACTAAATTATTATCAGAAGCTGGTAAACAATTTCATAGAATTAATTCAGGTTCATTTAATAACTTTATGAAGTGGCAGGATAGTTTAGGAGCGTCAGCGGTAGGTTCTGGGTTTAAAACATACCTAAATACTTATACAAGAGCTGGTAAGAAATTACCTAAAGGAAAGAAAGCTGTTCAAGGATATATAAATCACTTCACTACATGGTGGAAAAAGAATAAGAGTGATAATGATGTACAGAATTCTAAATTGAGAGAACATTTAAAAGTAATTAAGAAGTCATTAAAAACACTGGAAAGTGTGGTAGACTTCATGAGATTTTTAATTGAAGCCAAATTAATGATTATTAAGAAAATGGATTCAGCTAAAGGATTAGCTAAGACATTCGTAAAAACAGACAATGGATTAAAGGTAGTAGCTCCAGAAGGGTATGTCGCGATTGACAAAACAGGTGGAGCTGTTAAAATAGTAGATAAGATGGAATTTAGTTTTAATAACTTTACCGTCGCTAAGAACTGGGACAAGTAATGATAGACGAAAGAAAACAAGAACAAGACCCTCATGTAGATGATGTTGATGGAACTCAACCAAAGAAATACTATAAAGGTCTTAGTAAGAAAGATAAAGAGTCAAGAGCTCAACATTTCAAGAAAGGTAGTAAGTCTCCAGCTCCCGGCGATAAGGACGCTAAGACTAAACCAAGTAAACATACACTGAAATTTAAAAAGATGTTTGGTGAAGGTGACGCTGATAAGTCATTGAATGACAAATCTAAAAAGTCTGGAATCCCTGTAGGAATACTCAAACAAGTATTCAAGAGAGGGGTTAAAGCTTGGCAGACAGGTCATAGACCCGGCACTACAGCAGTACAATGGGGACATGCTAGAGTTAATTCCTTTATCACTAAAGGGAAAGGAACTTGGGGTGGAGCTGATAAGGATTTAGCTGGAAAGGTATAATGAAATCATTTTTAGAACATATTGATTTTGGTTTATACGAAGGTACATATGTACCCTTAGAGAGACCAATGGTCGAATTTACAGAAGAAGAAGATAAACCAATCGGTAAACCAAAGAAAGGTGGCCCGAAGAAGTTTTATGTATATGTTAAAGATGGTGAAAAAACAAAGAAGGTTACTTTCGGAGCTAAAGATGGTGGTGCTAAATTATCAGTTAAGTTAGACGACCCCAAAGCCAGAAAAGCCTTTGCTGATAGACACAATTGTGATACAGCTAATGATAAGTTATCCGCGAGATATTGGAGTTGTAGACTACCATCGTACGCGAAAGACTTAGGACTAAAGGGTGGTGGAAATTATTTCTGGTAACCCCTATGAAGAAGAAGGGGATATTAGAACATTCTATTCTACAGTGGATAGTGGTGAATTAGTTTGGCACAGGGACATGGAAGAACGGAGAATCACCGTCATAGAAGGACAAGGATGGCAATTCCAATTTAATGGAAGTCTTCCGATAGAGATGAAAGAAGGAAGTATAATGACGGTACCAAGAGAAATGTACCACAGACTAATAAAGGGAAAGACCAAATTAGTTTTACGGATAGAAAAGATATGAGTACAAAAGACCAAGACAATTTTTTAAAACTTACAGAAGCTAAAGATACTGGTGTGACATTTACATACGGTAGATTTAATCCCCCAACAGTAGGTCACATGAAATTAGCCACGAAGATGAAGTCGGTTGCCAGAGGTCATGATGTACAGATATTTACTTCACACACTACAGATAAGAAGAAAAATCCTTTGTCTAACAAACAGATTCGACAGTTTATGAATCCTATGTTACCTAGTGGTATTGATGTACAAAAAACAGATGCGAAAACAGTATTTGATGTAATCACTAACCTATACAAACAAGGGTATGAACACATACAAATGGTAGTAGGTTCGGATAGAATCTCAGAATTTGATAAATTGATAAACAAATACAACGGTATTAAAGCTAGACACGGGTTCTACAAATTTAAAACAGTTAAGGTAGTGTCAGCTGGAGAAAGAGACCCAGACTCAGAAGGAGTTGATGGTATGTCAGCCTCAAAGATGAGACAACTAGTACACTTGGGTGACAAGAAAACCTTTGTTAATTCATTACCAAATGGTTATAAACTTGGAGACAAGTTGTATAAAGCCGTACAGAAAGGTATGGGGTTATCGGAGGATGTATTTCCAGACTTTATGTATGAGATATACAGTCCACAAAAACATGAATGGGGTACAGATGCTGGTAGAGAATACGCTCAGAACCATACGCCGGGTCAGTCTGTATTAAATTTTGTAAAGACTAGAACCGAACAGGAAGTACCAAAAAAAGTATTAATCGATAAAGAGAAATTTTATAAAGAGTTGAAAAAAGAACGAGGTGATTTTGAGAAAGATTACGGTTCCAAAGCTGACTCTATAATGCATGCTACGGCTATGAACATGGCTAAGAGAAAACATGGAATTAATTAAATACAAAGAGGATGATCTAACACTTGATATAAATGAAGGTGTTAATGATTCGGGTATATTCAAAGCTGTTATATTAGCTGGTGGGCCGGGTAGTGGAAAGTCTTATGTAGCCAAAAAATTAGGATTATCTACAATGGGTCTATCCGTGGTTAACTCGGACAAATACTTCGAAATGTTATTGAAACGAAAAGGTCTATCATTAAAGATGCCCGACAGTGAATCTGATGACAGAGAAGTAGCTAGGATGGCTGCTAAGGGATTGACCGATAAGAGATTAACATCATTAATAAACGCTAGGATGGGTATCATTATCGATTCTACATCAGGTGACCAGACAAAAACTAAAAAAATATTCCAGTTATTAGCTAAGAGTGGATACGATGTTAAAGTGATATTCATTCAAACAAATTTAGATGTAGCTCAACAACGAAATAATGAAAGACCAAGAAGTGTACCATCTAAAGTAGTAGAAGTATCTTGGAAGGCTGCTCAAAAGGTTAAGAAAGTGTTAGAGACATTAGCTAAAAGAGATTATCACGAAATTGAAAACAATGGTGATGGTGTAGATATCAAAATAGCTGGTAAATTGACCGTTTGGTCTAGACAATTAAACCCAGCTGCATTAGAGTGGGTAGCATCTATTAAAAGAGGTATGGATTCCTCTGTTAAAGAAGACATAAATAATAATATGATTAAAAGATTTAAGGAGTACACCACATGGCTATAGGTACTACTAATGTATCATTCAGTGCTATAGCTACGGAAGTTGGAGCTACAGCTAACGCTAATGTCAGTCTACAAGACTTGGGTCAGAAACAAGTTATATTAAATCCCGGCAACAGTAGACAAACATACACATTAACAGATTCAATAACACTAACCACACAAGATTCCGCTATAGCAGATAATATGAACATGGGTGGTAGTAATAACTATGAAGCGAGTGAATTTAAATCATATGACATGAATGACCCTATAGTATTCAGTAGTGTAGGTTCGAGTGTAAATAGTGAAAATGAAACAATCAATGTATTTAATACTGCAAGTGGCAACTGCTTAGCACCTGTCAGATTATCGGGTCAAATATACTGTAGTAGAGTGGGTAATGATTTAGTATGGTATGTTAGTGAGGGTATTTTTAGTAATTACGGTCTTCACAATAAAGAAGGTAATGGAATTAATGGTGCTACCGAATGTGCGAGACTAGCTGGAATAGCGTCCAACACCAGTACAACTGTTTCAGTAGCAGCGACTACCTTGCAAAATGACAATCAGGTAGGTAGTACCTCAACGGTTAGTTCGGGGTCTACGAGTTCAAACTTAGTTTCAACTAATACAAAAATAGGATTTGATAGCCGTCTTGATGGATTTGCTGAATGTACAGGCTCGAGTGGTCGGGGTGTACAGGTTCGTATACAATTAGATTTTACAGTTACACATCCAGATAAAAGACCCAGAAAATTTAGATTTTTTGTTGGTCTGTTTGGAACATTCACTACTACAAACGCGGAGTGTTGTTAAAGAAATAATATGTTACATTTAAATACTACAGAAGAAGTTATAAGAAATTACGAGAATACTTGTCAATCTATAAAGTTGACCGTATCGGTGTATAAAGACCCGATAACAACGAAAACTTATTTAGTTAGAGAAGAATTTGATGATGCTGAACCAACATTCGAAATTACTATGCCTGATTGGCCAAATAATACAGCTCTAGCTTCAAAAGAACTTACATTCTCAATACCAAGTAATAAACAAACAGCGACTTACCCTACAGCAAATAGAGTACCAAACACAGAATATGATGGGTTAATTCGGGAGTGGAGAACACTCTATGAAAGTAATTCAGATTATATACAAATACTAGAAGATTTATTAACTGAGAACCGTGAACATGACGGACATTATGAAAGTTAAAGATTTAAAAGATATAAATACATACATAACACGAGGAATTTAAAATGGTTATATGGAAACCCATAACAACAGAAGCTAACTTACACGCTTCAACTGTATCTAATATTGGCTTGAGTCGATATGTTAGATTATTAAACACATCCGCAGTAGGAACAGAATTACTTGTCACATTAAAGAATGTCGGTACCACTACAATAGGTACATTTACTGTAGAAGGTCAACAAGAGGTTATAATC